ATGTGGTTGAAGAGGTTAAAGCTGAAGACATACCATTTTAGGGGGTTGTATGAACTATCAAAGTGAATGTTGTGCAGCAGATACATTAACAGAGTTAAACTACCATTCTGATTTAGATTTAACTACAGGTGTCTGCTCAAAGTGTAAAGAACATTGTAATTTTCATAAACAAGGAGAAGATAATGAATGAAGCACTAAACAGAAGGTTAGAGTATGGTAAGATTGGTGAAGATGCTTTTGAGAACTTTTGCAAATCAAATAAAATGGTTTATAGACAATTTGGTTTGACTAAAATGGAAAGCTACTATGTACCAAAAGAAGTATTTTACAAAATACCTAAACTAATGCAATGTTCACCTGATTTTTGGATTGTCAAGAATGAATTTCATTTTGTTGAGTGTAAAATGGCAGATAAAAAAACAGGCTCTCATGTTAAAATAAAAGAGCATGACTTAAAGTATTACAAACAATGGTCAAGTGTTGCTAGTTTGCTGTTTTACATTCACAATCCAATGTATGCTGAATCATATATATTAAAGCTAGAAGATCTAGAAAATATAATTGCTACAGATAATTGTAAAGAAGGTATGTATGAAGAAAATGGTAAATACTATTTTGAAGTTACAATGGACAATGTAAGAATGTATGGTAAAAAAGTATAAGTATTGTTAAGTTAAAAGGTTAAGGAAAAGGAGATTAATATGGCTAAGAGGTTTTTAGACAGCAGTTTATTTGAAAAGAGGTGGTTTAGAAAGTTACCCACTAATATAAAATTATTTTATTTTTATATGTTAACTAAATGTGATCATGCAGGTATGTATGATGTTGATTTAGAACTTGCTGAATTTCAGATTGGTATGGAAATAGATAAGAATAATATATTAAAACATATTGGTGAGCATATTGAAATAATAAAAGATGACAAATGGTTTATTAAAAAATTCCCTGAATTTCAGTATGGTGTATTAAATCCAAAAGTAAAAGCTCATGCTAGTGTTATTAAAATATTAGAAAAAAACAACTGTTTGGAAGGGTTAGGTAACTCTTTGCAAAGAGTACAAGATAAAGATAAAGATAAAGATAAAGATAAGGTTAAGGTTAATAAAAAAAAGGAGAGTAAAGTGGAATTACATGAGATACTAGATAAAAGAACAGATGACAATAAGTTAGAGATTAGAAGAATTAAGTTTATTAATGAATTAAATAAAGAATTTCATACTAAATATACAAAAGAGATGAGAAGGGCATTTTTTGAGTATTGGACAGAGCCTAATAAAAGCAAGACTAAGATGAGGTTTGAATTAGAGAAAACTTGGGATACAGGTAGAAGATTATCTAGGTGGGCAAATAATTCTTTTAATAAACAGGAAGATATTAGAAGTTATGATAGTGATATTGAGCTTAAAAAGAGCCAACAATTAAAACAACAGATGGAAGAAGTTGCTAAAGATGCAGCAGAACCTGATGAAATTAAAAAAATATTAGGAGTATGAAATGTTAGATAATATAATTAAAAAATTAGCCATAATACTTGTGCTATGTGGTGGTATTGTGTGTGTACTTTATTTTACTGATTTAGGATCCTTACTAAAAGGTGAAGCTAAAAAGAAGATAGAGAAAAAAGTTGATGACTTCAAAAAAGATGTAAAAGAGAAACTTGAAAAGAAAAAAGAAAAAGTAGAAAAAGAAGTTAAGAAGGTAGAAGAAAAAATAGAGGACAATAAAGAGAAAGTTGAAGAAGTAAAGGAAAAGGTTGAAAGCAATATTGAAAAAGTTGAAGATAAAATTAATGATTTAAAAAAGATAAAATTAAAAGATATTATAAAATGATTAGGAAAGAACTAGGGTTTATTTATATTGTAAATGATAGGAAGTTTACAACTAAAAAGGAAGCAGAAGAATATGCCAAACAAAAAAGCAAAGTACAGGAAACAGGAAAGAAGAAAGAAGAATTTAGCAATAAAGAAATATAAAAGAAGTAAGAAAAAGAAGAAATGAGGGGAGTGTTTAACCTTAACCTTTCAAATCCCACACTCTCAATGGGTTTGATCTCCTAATGCTCCCCTCTGAAAAGAAATGCAGAAGATGTGGTAAGGTTAGAGAAGAAAAAGAGTTTTATGTTATTTACTCAGGGTATAAATACAACACTTGTAAACCCTGTTATAAAAAAATGAATAATAAGAGATATAAGGAACTCAAAGATAGAAAGAAAAAGTTTAAGCTATGGTAATGAATGTATTAAGTCTATTTAATGGAATGTCAACAGGGCATACTGCTTTAGAGAATGTGGGAATAAAAGTAGGTAAGTATTATTCCTCTGAAATAAAACCTGCAGCAATAAAGCTGACACAACACCACTATCCTGATACAATTCAAGTTGGAGATGTTACCAAATGGAAAGAATGGGATATTGATTGGAAGAATATAGATATGGTTTTAAGTGGTAGTCCATGTCAAGATTTAAGTGCAGCTGGTAAAAGGGTAGGATTATATGGAAGTAGAAGTAGTTTGTTTTTTGTATTTGTAGATATATTAAACCACATAAAAGAATTAAATCCTAATGTATTATTTTTACAAGAAAATGTAGGTTCTGCTCCTGTTGGTGATGTTGGTATTATGAGTAGAGCATTAGGTGTATATCCTGTTAGAATAAATTCATCATTAGTTACTGCACAGATGAGAGATAGGTATTATTGGAGTAATATAAGAACTGCTCCTGATGGTTTGTTTGGAGATATAATTACAGATATACCTGAGCCTGTAGATAGGAAGATATATTTAAAAGATATTATTGAAAGTGGTATTGTAAAACAAGATAAACACACCTGTTTAAATACAGGGAGTGGTTCTACTACTGAGAAAAGACTAAAACAAGAAAGCTTAATCCATAGAAATAACACCACAGGTATGATAACCTTAATTGAAGAAGAAGGTTGTGTAAGGACAGTAAATAAGGTTGAAATGTGTAGGCTACAAGGATTTCCTGATAATTGGTGTGATATACTTACAAGAGTAGAAGCAGGTAGTTTATTAGGTGATGGTTGGACTTTACCAATAATAGAACATATATTTAGTTTTATAGAAAGATGAAGTGGGAAAGTATAGAGATTAATGATAAGATCCATAGCAGAAATGCTGTAGATAAATGGCATTGGTCTAAAAAGCAAAGAATTAAATGGCAATACCAATTCCAAATAAAAAACCAAATGAATGAGAATAACATAGAGCCTACTTGTGAAAAGTGTGAGTTAAAGATTACCTGCTATTTAAAAAGGAAGTATGATATTGACAATGTATGGGGTGGTATTAAAGGTTTTTTAGATGCACTTTGTATAGAAAGATTTATACATGATGATAGTCCTAAGTGGCTAGATATAGTAGAGTTAAAACAAGAAAAGGCTAGTAAATTTAAGATTTTAGTAGAAAGAAAGGTGGTTTTTTAATTATACTACACCTATGGCTAGACCTAAAAAATATGATATTGATACAAAGCAAGTAGTTAAGTTAGCTTCCTATGGTTGTACTGTTAGGGAAGTGGCTAATTTTTTTGGTTGCTCTGAAGATTTAATTAAAAAGAGTTATTCCCAATTTATTACAAAAGGGAAAGATGAAGGAAAAACAAGACTGAGAAAACTACAATGGACTGCTGCTGAAAAAGGAAATGTTCCCATGCTTATATGGTTAGGTAAACAAGTATTAGGACAAACAGACAAACAAGAACTCACAGAAGTTAAGCCTATAGATGAAATAGTATTTGATGGCATCTAACTTAACAATCCACAAAGAAGATTACTTCCCACACCAATGGGATTTTTTAACAAGTCAAAAACAGATTAATGCTTATGTTGGTGGATTTGGATCAGGAAAAACATATAGCTTTCTGCACAAAACATTTATAAACCACATAACAAGAAAGAACAAAGATGGTATTAGTAATGGGTGGATTATATATCCAACTTATAGCCTAGCAGAAGAAGTATTCATACCACCATTCCTTGACATACTAAGAGATAAGGGAATAGCTTATGATTATAATGTTTCTAAACATACTATTAAGACTGCCTATGGTAATATTAGAATTTTTCAAATGGTTAAGCCTGATAAGATAATTGGTGTATCTTTAAGTTATTGTGGATTTGATGAGTTTGATATATCTACATATAAATATTGTGAAGTAGCATTTAACAAGGCTTTAGGTAGAATGAGAGATGCAGAAGATTGTGAAATCTATATATGCACAACACCTGAAGGAATGAAATATACTTACACCTTAATGGTTGAAAAAGATGATGACAATAAATATTTAGTTAGGGGAAAAACTCAAGATAATGTATATTTGCCTAAGACTTATCTTAAATTATTAGAAGATAACTATGATGAAAAACTTTTAAAGGCTTACAGAGATGGACAATTTGTTAACTTACAACAAGGTCAAACATATTACCAATTCAACAGAGATGCCAATGTTCAAAGAGTTCAATACAACAGAGCATTACCTGTTAGATTGGGGATTGATTGGAATGTTGACCCTGAATGTGCAGTCTTATTTCAACTTTATGAAAGACAACCCCAAATAAGAGTTTTTGATTGTATAGCATTATCACATAGTGGTAGTGGTGACCTACTTACTGAAAGAATGGTTAATACAATTAAGACTAAATACCCAAATAGTGAATATGTAGCATATCCTGATGCAACAGGATATAAAAGAGGCTCTAGTGCAATGTATAGTGATATTGATTTACTTGTGAAAGGTGGCTTTAAAATTAAAGCAATGAAGATAAACCCACTTGTAATAGATAGAGTTAATGCAGTAAATAAAGCACTACAAGGCAATCTTGTTATAGACCCTAGTTGCAAAGACTTAATACAGGATTTAGAAAAGACAGCAAACAAAGAAGGAACTAGAGAAATAGACAAGAGTAATAAAAACTTAACACATATGTCTGATGCACTAGGATATGCAGTTCATTGGGAATTACCAATAATTAAACCAACATTGGGGAGCATAAGAAGGATATGATACCAAACATAAGTGAACTATTAGTATTACAAGCTAAATACTCTGCATCTCAGCAGAGGAAGGATAAATGGAAGCAATCAAGGCTAGATGCTTTAGAGTATTATAAGGGAAGAACTATACCTTATACACAAGATTATTTTGATATTAGTCTATTTGAGAAAGTACCTGCTGCTAACATTAATGTGACTAAAAGAATTATAGATAGAATATCATTAGTGTATATGAAACCACCTAAAAGAATTTATACTAATGAGCAGATCCCTGATATGTTCCACCATAAAGATTTTAAACTACAAAGAGCAGAAAGAATGACCAACCTGCTTGATGGTGTGTTAATTAAACCTTGTATGCGATATAATGACAAGAATGAGCAACACATTGAGTATGATATTATACATGATTATGAGCCTATATTTGGTGATGATCCATTAACTCCAATAGCATTTACATACCCTATAGCAACTAAAGATACAGTAGTTGATGATACTGCAAAGCTGTGGGTGTATTGGGATAAAGACAACACATTTACTTATGATGAGAATGGCAAGATATATACAGATGAAATGAATCCTGAAATGATTAATCCTTATGGTGTATTACCATTTGTTGAGTGTTGGAGAGATGGTAAGCCTGAATCTAGCTATATCCT